GTTACAATTCGGAGAAGGCGGTGTTATTGCAGGTGATTATAAAGCATTTGATTTGAGTCAAGGACAACAGGTACAGGAGATAGCAGTAGATATTGATTGCAATGTCGCGAAGAATGGAGGAATAACATCTGCTGCGCAACTAAGACAAATTGCAAACATGGGTGGAGCGTTAACAAGAAAATATGTTCTTGTTAATGGTGAAGTTTTGACTCGTGTTGAACAAATTGTTGGAAGTGGTTCTCCTGATACTGTGCTGAGAGATTGTAAATGTAATATAATTAATATCTTGTATATTTTCTCTGAGATTTTTGATAGACAGACAGCAAAGAAAGAACTTCTTGGAATTGTTGATGGATTTGTACCTTTTGAATTAGATGACTTCGAAGAGGATTCCCCTGAATATTTATTGCATAAACATTTGAACATTGTCAATAACGTAACTATACCTAAGATAAGTTTAATGGATGTGCATGAATATTTAGTATGGGAAATGTGTGGAGATGATCATTTGTTGGCAGTGGCTCCGAGTATTAGACCTTGGTTTAATCAAAGAACGCTTTCAGCAATGATGTCGGAAATTGGAATGACGTATACAGATGAAAAGAAGACAGGAAATACACCTCCTGAGTTGCGAAAACTCGAAGATGTAACGTTTTTGAAGAGGTCATTTAAGCGAGTAAATGGACATGGTAGAAAATGGATTGGACCCTTAGATATTGATGTTGTGAAGGAAATATCTTTGTGGAGAACTAATAACCAGAGTATAGAATGTCCTGAAGCTTTAATGACAAATATGAAGACTGCTTTACGTGAAATGGCTTTACACGGTGAATTTGAGTATAACAATATGAAAGAGTTTTTTGAATTTTCTTGGAATAAAATATATCCAAAAAATTTAATAACTTTTGAAGATTGGGAAACCTCTTATGTTGCCGTGTTGAACAGTGACTCGGATTTAGAATTTTAAACCAATGCAAACGATTAGAATTAAGTAAATTTACATTACGGGTGTTGGTCATGGATTTCGATTACAACATCACAAACGTGCGTGCACTATGTATCTTAGAAACTATATGTAATGAGCGAACGCTTCGGCTAATAGCTAACCCTAATTATGACTGACTTTCAACAAACTAAAACAACTCAACAAATTGCC